CGCTATCTCTTCCTCGACGAGGTGGACGCCTATCCCTCCGATGTGTCAGGCGAAGGCGATCCGGTCGCGCTCGCGGTGCAACGCACCGTCACCTTCCGAGGCCGGCGCAAGATCGTGCTCGTCTCGACGCCGACCCTGAAAGGCTTCTCGCGCATTGAGGCGGCTTATGAAGAATCGGACAAGCGCATCTTCGAGGTACGCTGCCCGGATTGTGAAAGCTTTGCGCCGATCACCTAGGCGCAGATTCAATGGCCGGAAGGCCGGCGCGGTCTTGCGCACCGCGTCTGCCCGGAGTGCGGCGCGGTTCACGAAGAGCACATGAAGCCGTCGCTCCTCGCCTCCGGCCGCTGGCGCGCGACGGCGACCGGCGTCGGCAAGACCGCAGGCTTTCATTTGTCGAGCCTGTATTCGCCGTTCGAGACCTGGGCCGAGATCGTAATCGAGCACGGGCAGGTCCATCGCGATCCGGCGCGGCTTCAGGTCTGGACCAACACCAAGCTCGCCGAAACCTGGGAGGACCAGGCGGGCGAGGTGATCGACGCCGAGCGTTGATGGCGCGGCGCGAGGATTGGGGCGGCCTCCTGCCCGAGCGCGTCGCGGTGCTCACCGCCGGCGTGAACGTGCAAGGGGATGGGCTCGAACTGCACGTGATCGGCTGGGGGCGCGACGAGGAAGCATGGTCGATCGACTATCGCGTGATCTTCGGCGATCCGTCCGGGCCGCGTGTGTGGGCCGACCTCGACGCCGCGCTTGCCGCCACCTATCCGCACGCCCGCGCCGTCGCCGATCTTTCGATCCGCGCGGTCGCGGTCGATACCGGCGGGCAGCATACCAAGGCCGCCTACGAATATTGCCGCACGCGGCTTCATCGGCGGATATGGGGAATCAAGGGCCGTGGCGGGCCGGGCCTGCCGCTGTGGCCGCGGCGCCCGTCGCGCACCAAGGGCAAGGCGCCGCTGTTCGTAATCGGCGTCGATGCCGCCAAGGACGCGCTGTTCGCGCGGTTGCGCCTAACCGAGGCTGGACCCGGCGTGCTGCACTTCCCAATGGAGCGCGATGCCGAGTTCTTCCGCCAGCTCACCGCCGAGCGCGTCGTCACGCGCTTCGAGCGCGGCCGGTCCATCCGGCTTTGGCAACCGCGCCGGGAGGGCGAGCGCAACGGGGCGCTTGACACCACCGTCTATGCCATGGCCGCCCTTCACGGCCTCATCAGCATGGGCCTGCGGCTCAACGAGGAAGCCGACGCGATCGGCGCCGCGCAGGCCAAGGGCGCGCCGGCGCCCGCCCGATCGGCCGAGCCGTCGCGGGTGATCCGCTCGCGGTGGATGGCGTGAATCCGCGCATTGGCAACTGTTGCCAAAGTCGCTATCTTTAAGGGGAATCAGCGAGATTGGACCGATGCCGACCCGCAATATCAGCCTGACGCCCGAGCAGGACGCCTTCATCGACGAGATGCTGAAGACCGGCGAATACCGCAATGCCAGCGAGGCCTTGCGCGACGCCATCCGCGCACTGCAACAGCGGCGCGCCGAGGAAACGCTCAAGCTCGAAAAGCTGCGTCTCGCGATCCAGCAGGGCGTCGCGGCCCTTGACCGCGGCGAATATACCGAAGTCGAGGATGAGGACCTGGATGCCTTTCTCGACGAGCTTGCCACATCGGATCGCCGTTGATCCCGCATGGCGCGATACCGGCTTTCCGATCCGGCGAAGGCCGATGTCGCCGCGATCCTGAGAAGGAGCGAGGAGCTGCACGGCAAGGAGGCGCGCGTCCGTTATCGCGCCTGCCTCACCGCCGCGATGCGCCGCGTCGCGGCCGACCCGGCCGGCCACTTGACCGTCGATCGCGCCGACCTCATGCCCGGCATCCGCAGCTTTCATGCTCGCCACAGCCGGAACGAAAGCCGCGAAGTGACGGTGGCGAACCCGACGCACGTTGTGTTCTATCGAGTCCTGCAATCCGGCACCGTCGAAATTGTCAGGGTGCTGCACGACCGCATGGAGCCGCGGCTGCACGTCGGGTCGGCTCACGAAATTAGGAACGAGTAATGCCACCTAGCAGAAGGGACAGCCCGACCGATGCACTCAATGACGCGCATGTTGTGGAAGCCGTCAAGCGCGGACTGATTGAGATCAAGGGCGACCGAGTCACTTACAATCTCGGAACAAAGAAAACCTACAACTGGGCTGATCCGGAAGAATGGGTACGCGCAAGGACAGTGGCTTTTCTCGTTGTCGCGCGCGGCTACCCCATCAACCGCATACGCACAGAAGTCCAAGTGCCACGCCGCACGCCCAGCGATTTCGCCGACATCGTGGTCTATCGGGACGACAAGTGCCGTGAGCCATATCTGGTCGTTGAAAACAAATCGATCGGTCAAACAGTCGCCGCTCGCAAACAATGGATCGAGCAGGCTTTCGGGAACGCAAATTCTCTTCGTGCTCCTCTCGCTCTCTATGATGAACATGTCGAGAGCCGATTCTTTGATGTCGCGAACTATCCGGCTGGTGAACGAGTTGAGAACCTGCGGGGCGGGCGAGACTCAATTCCGGCGCAGTACGGCGACGTCCCTGAGTTCCCTCACATTGCTGGGCAAGAAGGTGACATTGCGCCGGCCAAGCCCAGCTTCATCGAGGGTCGCATTCGGCGCGCACACTCGATCATTTGGTCGGGCGGCAAGCGCGACCCTCTAACGGCGTTCGATGAGTGGAGCAAGCTGCTCTTTGCTAAGGTCATCGACGAACGCACGACCCCGACCGGACAGCCTCGCAAATTCCAAGTTGGCTCGAACGAAACCACCGCGTCCGTTTCAAACCGAATCCATGAACTGTTTGCCGATGCCTGCGAGGAAGACCCGACCATCTTCTATGATGGCATCCGTATCAATCTGCCTGATCGGAAGATATTTGAAGTCGTTGCGGCGCTTCAATCAATTAGCTTTACAGGCACTGATGTCGATCACATCGGCGTTGCATTTGAAAGTTTCTTTGGATCGGTGTTTCGCGGGGAACTCGGCCAATACTTCACGATGCGGCAGCTGGCCCGGTTCACGGTCGCGATGCTCGATATCAACCACAATCATTTTGTCCTTGATCCGACGGCGGGCAGTGGCGGTTTCCTTCTGGAAGTGCTTTTGCAGGTGTGGCACGCCGTTGATCGCGATTTCCGTGGTCAGCGCCAGGACCACATTGATCGGATTAAGACCGACTTCGCCCTGACCAAGGTCTATGGAATTGAAATCCACGAGATTCTGGCTCGGATTTGCAAAATAAACTTGCTGCTCCACCACGACGGTCACACGAACATCGAGGGCGATCGTTCGTGCCTCGACAGCACATTTACAAAGCCGCGTCTAGCAGAACCGCGAGGTCGGTTTCACCGCGTAGTAGGCAATCCTCCTTTTGGTGATGAGGTTCCCGAGGGCGACGAGGACCATCTCGGATCGAATACACTATCGAGTTTCGATGTTGCCAAAGGCCGCGACGCGGTTGATTCGGAGCACGTCATTCTTGAGCGATCGATTAAGTTTCTCGACGGTGGCGGGCGGTTAGGTCTCGTTCTACCTGACGGGCTGTTCAACAATCAGGGAGAGATTTCGAATTGTCCGCGGGTCCGTAGATATCTGGCCGAGAATGGGTTCGTTGAAGCCATAGTCTCATTGCCGGACTACGCGTTTCGCAAATCGGGAGCCCAAAACAAGACCTCGATTCTCTTCTTCCGAAAATTTACGGATGCCGAGGCGCGACGTTTTACCAAGGCGCTTGAAAGCGCAATAAATGACGGGCAAGAGGAGGCGGCCGCTATCGCGGCGGCTTGGAAGGTCATGGACCACCGCACCTTTCTTGCAGAGGCGAACCACGTCGGATACACGCCGACCGGCGCACCCTCAACACGAAACGATCTCTATCGTGGTGAAGCTGGCGGCCGGCTGTCGGACGACCAGTCGAACACGATTGTTGGTGAATACCGTGGGTTCTGCGCGGAACCAAATACCTATTCCGGTTCAACGCAGCCCGACTGCATGGCCGTGCCGTTCCATGAATTGTGGAACGCACACTCAAGTCACCGGCTCGACCCGAAATACTTTCTGTTCAAACGAGAAGAGCAGACCATCACGCCGCATGGCTGGCTCCGTTTGCCTTTGAGTGAAGTCATGCGAAGGCGCGAAGATCAGATCCATCCGGCCGCTGCACCAGACCAGTCGGTCGCCGTGATGACAATCGGGCAGAACGGCGAGATACGGCCTCGCGAAGCTGGAAAGGGCAGGAATCCGCCGGAATGGCTTGGCATGTATTTCGAGGATAGTTCGTCCCAATGGTTCGCAGCCAAGGCGCAGGATGTGGTTTTCTCGTCGATAGACCTCTGGAAGGGGTGCATCGCGGTCGTGCCGCCCGAATTTGATGGAGCGCTCGTAACGAAGGAATTCCCGATCTATGAGGTTATCGATGACCGCCTAGACCCAGAGTTCGTGTCGTGCCTGCTTCGGAGTCGTTATTACCAGCGAGCATTTCGCGCAATTACGACCGGGCACAGCAATCGCCGGCGCACTCAACGAGAGGACTTTGAGGCGTTAGAAATCTGTTTTCCACCAGACCGGGACGAGCAAAAGCGTTTGATTGCAGGGATTCAAGAGGCACGATTGAATCAAAGGCGTGCGGCCGGACTGCTTCATGATGAGTTACTTCGCTTCAGTGACATCATTGATAGGCGTGGCGCGGAGGAGTTGCCGGAATTGAATGGCGAGCCGATCGAGGACGACAACGGCGACAGCTGACGAACAATCTCTCTGGCCGACAAGGCGACGCCTGACACCGCCGAGGCGCTTTCTCGGAACACGAACAGCTTGTAGTCCCGCCGCGTATGTCGCCGGTTGACGCAATAGCGTCAACGGTTGCGCATCATCCCGAAACGCTCCGAGTAGTGCCGCGCTCGCGCCCGCCCGATCTTCGCGGGCATGTGGTCGCGCCTTGCTTCCTTCCTCGGGCTTGCCCGCCGCCACGGCTTTGATGCCGCCGGCGGCGGCCGGCGTTGGGAAGGCGCAAAGGGTAACGAGGCGCTGAATACCTCGATCCTTGCCGGCGCGACCACGGCCGCGCGGCGGGCCGGCTGGTACGCACGCAACAACCCGTGGGTAGCGTCCGCCGTCCAAGGCCTCGTGGCGAATGCGATCGGCGCCGGCGTCAAACCGCGCTCGAAGCACCCCGATTCGGCGGTGCGCGAAAGGCTGCACGAGCTTTGGCGGCGGTGGACCGACCGCGCCGATGCGGCGGGCCTGACCGACTTCTATGGGCTTCAAGCACTTGCGCTCCGCGCCATGATCGAGAGCGGCGAGAGCTTCGCGCGATTTCGCTTCGTCGATGCGGCGGACGGCCCGCCGCCACTCGCGATCGATCTGCTCGACCGCGAGCAGGTGCCGACCGACCTGCATCGCGAGATCAGCGCCGGCGCACGCATCCGTGCCGGCATCGAGTTCGACGCCCTGGGCCGGCGTGTTGCCTATCATTGCTATCGCAACCGTCCGGGCGATGCCCTCGCGCCGATGTCGATGGACATGCTGCGCGTGCCCGCGGCCGACATGCTGCATCTCTTCCAGCCGCTCGCCGCCGGGCAATTGCGCGGCATCACCTGGCTCGCGCCGATCCTGCTTCGCCTGCACGAACTCGACCAATATGAGGACGCGGCGCTGGTGAAGGCGAAGGTCGCCGCGCTCTTCACCGGCTTCATCCGCGATCCGGACGGGAGCGTCGCCGGCCTCAACAACGGCACCGCGGTCAACGGCATCCTCAATGTCGGCATGGAGCCCGGAAGCCTGATCCCGCTGCCGCCCGGCGCCGATATCCAGTTCTCCGACCCGGCCGATCCCGGCGATTACGGCGCCTTCGTCAAGAACCACATCCGCGCCATCGCCGCGGGCCTCGGCGTGCCTTATGAGCGCGTGTCGGGCGATCTCGAAGGCGTCACCTATTCCTCGATCCGCGCCGGCCTCGTCGAGTTCCGCCGCCGTATCGAGCAATTGCAATACGCGGTCATCGTCTTCCAGTTCTGCCAGCCGGTGTGGGAACGCTTCGTGCGGGTCGCCGCCTTGTCCGGTGCGATCGACGCGCGCGGCTTCGATCGCGATCCGGCGCCGTGGCTCGCGGTCGAGTGGTTGCCGCCGAAATGGGATTGGGTCGATCCGCTCAAGGATGCGCGGGCCGAGATCGAGCAGATCAGGGCGGGCCTCAAGAGCCGCAGCCAGTCGATCGCCGAGCGCGGCTACGACATCGAGGAAGCGGACGCGGCAATCGCCGCCGACCGCGCCCGCGAAGAGCGCCTTGGGCTTTCCTTCGACAACAGCGTTCCGGCGCAAGCGCAGGAGCCGGCCAATGCCTGACCTCTTCGTCCGCCGCGCGGCGCTCGCGCCGCAAACCGCGAAGGTCGAAGCGCGCACCGTCGAAGCGGTGTGGACCACCGGCGCCGCGGTGCGCCGGCGCGATGCCGCGGGCTTCTATGTCGAGCGCCTTTCGCTCGATCCCGAAGCGGTCGATCTTTCGCGGCTGGTCGGCGCGTCGGTGCTCGATGCGCATCGCCAGAGCGCCGTGCGTGACGTGCTCGGCACGGTGCGCGATGCGCGCGTCGATGGCCGCCAGGGCTCGGCCGTCTTGCAGTTCTCGGCGCGGCCCGAGGTCGAGCCAATCTGGCAGGACGTGGTGGCCGGCATCCTGCGCCATGTCTCGGTCGGCTACACGGTCGAACGCTGGCGCGACGAAACCGACCCGGCGACCAGCGAGCGCATCCGCACCGCCGTCGCCTGGACGCCGATCGAAATCTCCCTCGTTCCGACGCCGGCCGATCCCGGCGCCACCATCCGCCAAGGAGGCACCATGCCCGAGATTGACACGCCGCCGGCCGACGCGCCGGCAAGCCCGCCCGCCGACCACATCGAGACGCGCGCGGCCATCAATGCCGAAATCCGCTCCATCGCCCGCATTGCCGGGCTCGGCGTCGAGTTTGCGGACGGACTGATCGACAATGGCGCAACCGCCGACGAGGCCCGCCGCGCCGCCTTCGAGGCCTTGGCCGCGCGCGGCGGCACGATCCGCACCGAGCAGGTACGCGTCGAGGTGGGCGACAGCCACGACGATCCGGCCGTGCGCGCCCGGCACATGGGCGAAGCGCTTTATGCCCGCATCAACCCGCAGCACCAGCTATCCGAGCCGGCCCGGCGCTACGCCTATGCCACTTGCGCCGAGATGGCGCGCGAGCTGCTGACCTTGCGCGGACATTCCGTCACAGGTCTCTCGCCGGCGACGATCATCACGCGGGCGCTGCATACGACGAGCGACTTTCCGCTGATCGTCGGCGACACGATCGGCCGCACCTTGCGCGCCGCCTATCAGGCCGCGCCGGCGGGCGTCCGCCGGCTTGGCCGCCAGACCACCGCGCGCGACTTCCGCACCGTGAACAAGATCATGCTGGGCGAGGCGCCGACGCTCGAAAAGCTCGACGAGCACGGCGAGATTCGCGCGGGCACCATGGCCGAGGCGCAGGAGGCCTACAAGGTCGAAACTTTCGCCCGCAAGATCGGCGTCACGCGCCAGGTGCTCGTCAACGACGACCTCGGCGCCTTCGCCGATCTCGCGCGGCGACTGGGACAGGCCGCGGCCGAAACCGAAGCCGGGGTGCTCGTCTCCCTGCTCGAAGGCGCGGCCGGCAACGGGCCGACCATGAGCGACGGCAAGGCGCTGTTCCACACCGACCACGGCAACAAGGCCGCGAGCGGCGGCGCCATCGCCGACGATACGCTGTCGGCCGCGCGGCTTGCCATGCGCAGCCAGACCGGCTTGTCCGGCCAGCGCATCAGCGCCACGCCGAAATTCCTGCTCGTGCCGCCGGCGCAGGAGACGGTCGCGGAGAAATGGCTCGCCTCGATCGCCGCCGCGAAGGCAACCGACGTGAACCCCTTCTCGGGTTCGCTGTCTATGGTCGTCGAGCCGCGGCTGTCGAGCGCGACGCGCTGGTATGTGTCGGCCGATCCCGCCGAGATCGATGGCCTCGAATACGCCTATCTCGCCGGCGGCGAAGGCCCGCAGATCGAGACCAAGGCCGGCTGGGATGTCGATGGCGTTGAAATCCGCGTCATCCTCGACTTCGGCGCGGGGTTCATCGACTGGCGCGGCTGGTACGCCAACGCAGGCGCGTGATGGCGGACGTTGCCGACCTCGAAGCCATGCGCGAAGCGCTCTTGAAGGCGCGCTTCGCCGGCGTGCGGACGGTCGAATGCGAGGGCCGCCGCATCAACTACGCGACCGACGCGGAGATGGCCGCAGCACTCGCCGACCTCGACCGGCGCATCGGCGCGGTATCCGCGCCGCGCGTCAGCCAGGTTCGCATCAGCTCATCGAAAGGAACGTGACCATGAAGAACTACATTCAGGAAGGCCGCATGATCACCGTTGCCGCGCCGGTAGGCGGCGTCAGCTCCGGCGATGGCGTGCTGATCGGCGCGCTGTTCGGCGTCGCGACCAAGACCGCCGCCGCCGGCGAGACGGTCCCGCTCGCCACCGATGGCGTGTTCGATCTGCCGAAGCTCACGAGCGCCGTTATCTCCGCCGGCGATGCGGTCGCCTGGGACGACACCGCCAAGCAGGTCAATGCGCCGGCTACTGGCCGATATCCGATCGGGATCGCGATCGAAGCGGCGGGCAATGGCCTGGCGACGGTGCGCGTGCGGCTCGACGCGATCGCGACGGCGACGGCTTAGGAGAGCGCCTTTTTCCCTTTTCCTAGTTCCTCACTCTGAATAGCATTGGCCCAACGAGGGTCGGGCTGGAATGGGATGCAACGCTTGGAATCACCCTATCGACTGTGATTGCGGATGGGGTGGC